GAAAAGGCCATCAAGGAATGGACGGGTAAGGTGTACGCTAACCGCAAACACAACCCAGACCGAACAATGGCACAGTTATACGCCGACTTCGCACGAACCCACGACTGGCACTACCCAGATCGTTCGTGGCCGATGATGTGCAAAAGGCTGGTTGACTTCTATTTACCGCTGGGTATGCTTAAACCCAAAGATTTAATTTCCAAAGGAGATTAGTATGGGCTATTTGTTTGAAGAAATGGAACCGCAGGATCAGTTTGACGATCCACCGTACGGTGACAAGCGTATCAAGGTTAGTTTCAGTGGTGGTAAGACCTCTGGTAAGATGTGCCACCAGATCGTCGAGCAGTTCGGTGATACCCATGATATTGTCATCACCTTCGCCAACACTGGTGCAGAGGCTCCAGAGACATTGGATTTTGTCCACAAATGCGAGGTTCACTTTGGATGGGATGTGGTGTGGCTAGAAGCGAAGGTTGACCCCAAGCCCGGCAAGGGTGTTCGGCATAAGATCGTTGACTACTGGACCGCCAGCCGTGACGCTCGGCCATTTGAGGATGTTATCGAGAAGTATGGCGTGCCGAATGTTGCCTACCCACAATGTACTACCCGTCTGAAAACCTCACCTATGGACTCGTACCTTCGGTCAATCGGCTGGAACTGGAAAACGTACACCACCTGTATCGGTATCAGGTCTGACGAGTTTGACCGGATGAGTACCAAGCGTAAGGAATACAAGTTTTGGTATCCGCTTGTCAACGCAAACTGGGATCGTCAGGCTGTGGATGATTGGTGGGATAAGCAACCATTCAACCTTGGGATACCCGAACACCTCGGCAACTGCACATGGTGTTTCAAGAAAACATTAAAGAAGCTAAAGAGGGTAGCCCGTGAACGCCCAGATGACTTTGAGTTCCCCAAGAGGATGGAGGAGCTTTACAGCAATCACCGGGCGCCGGGTGGCCCACGCTACTTCTTTAGGGGGGGACGTACAGCGAATGACATCCTCGCCTCCGCAATGGATGAGCATCCAGACGATGCGATTGCTGGCGAGTGTGATCAGGGTTGTGAAGTATTTGGACCGAATTTCGATGTAAGTGATCTAAAAGGAGACTGAAATGGATTTGTTGATTTTATTAAGTGCGTGGCTGTTGCTTACAGCTTTGCAGTCAGTTATACTTTTCGTACCAGCAAACAGAACTAACAGGAGAGACTAATATGATTGGAACCAGATACGGACAATGGACGGTGATCGGTGAAACCTACAAGACGCAGCAAGGCAAATACTACACGCCTGTGCGGTGTGACTGCGGTGAGGAGAGGAGCGTGCTTCAGTACAACTTGAAGTACAACCACTCGAACAGGTGCAGCACTGAATGCCCGGCTTACTTTGCCGCTGTCAAAAAAAGAATGCCAAAAGGCTCCCTCGACACGATTGACAAGTGGCTAGACGTTTTTAACAATGATGCGTGTTTCGAACCTGTTATTCCAGCAGAGCCAACGTCTTGGCCACCGGGTTCGCAAGGCAAAATAAACGTCATGAGGAAAAGGATTCAAAATGGCGAAGCAGCATTTCACCCACAGGATGCCGTTGACTGCACCCAAATGCCGTGTGGCCATGAGTTATTGCACAAGACAGTTATTGGCAGGAGACGATAAGGTGGGATTGTATACGTGCGATTTCGTTTGGAAGGGCAAGGTTGAGCGTGTGGAGGTCTCTGCTTATACTTGGCAACAATGTCAACACATCATTCTTTGCAACTTCAGCGAAGCGACACAAATAGAACTAAAGGACTGGAGATTCCAATGAGCATTAAGACGTACGAAGTTAGCACTGACGAACCTGATCTTACACCTCAGGCAATAGTTGCTGCACCGGAATTGTTGCGGGCGGCAAGGCAAGCTCAGCTAGTTCTTTTGGGATTTCCTGCTTGTGGCGTTGTGGCTAGATGGGAAGCAGCCAAGACATTACAGCAAGCAATTGACAAGGCAACATTAGGAGAGCAGGTATGAAGAACGAGCGGCTGAGAGAGCTACTTGAATACGACCCAGAGACAGGCGTATTCCTATGGAAAACTAGAACGAGTAACAGGGTTAAGATTGGTTCTGTTGCTGGGACAAAACATGGTAAGGGCTATGTCTCCATTTCTTGCGACGGGAAACGATATATGGCTCATCGACTCGCTTGGCTCTATGTTCACGGGCAATTCCCAGAGGAGCAGATCGACCACATCAACGGCGTAAGGGATGACAATAGGCTGTGCAATCTTAGGTGCGTTTCATCAGCAGAAAACCAGATGAATATGAAGCTAGATAAGCGAAGCTCATCCGGGATTACAGGTGTCCACTGGCACAAGCTGACCGGGAAGTGGCATGCGAGAGGGCCAAAAAAGTTGCACTTGGGCTTGTTCAACTGCAAGGCCACCGCTGGTTATGTTGCAAGAAGGTGGCGGAAATTGAACGGTTATCACGACAACCACGGCAAGAATGCCGAAGAAAGGGGTCAAAAATGAAGAAGGAAGACGTTTACAACGCAATAGTCAGTGAGCTAATGGTTTCGCCAGAAAAGCTAGAAAAGTTCCTCGACTCGTTTGGAACACTCGGATCATGGTTTATATTCCATCACGTTAAGGAAAACAACACCAAGATCGAGGCGTTGGAGAAGAGGTTCTATGCGTTGAGGCGTGAGACGGAAGACCTTGAAGTGACTGTCAAGAAACTCCAAGGCCAGATCCGCTCGCTCAAACAGGCAAATAGAAAGAACGACAAGCCACTTCTTGACTAGACGTAAGTGCTGTCTAGTGTGATTTGCATTCGTGGACCTGTGCTGCCGTTGTCAGATGTGACAGTCTTGATGACGGCAGTTACATAGTCGCCAGCAGCCAAGGTTCCACTTGAGATAGTCCCTGAAACTGCGGTAAAGTTTGCAGTTGTGTTTAGGATGTTAATGTCGCCGGTAAGGACAGACGAGCCATTGACCTCTAAATCGAAATCAATATCTGTGGTGGCAGAACCCGTGTTAACCATCCATACCTTGACCTCACGAATTTCACCAGCACTACTTGCAACAAACAGCGTCTCGTCCTCGGTGGCGATACTGCCTTGAGTGTCAGCGTATCCCCAGTCAGCAACCAGCACATGCTGATGCTGTAGTTTTGAGGCTGCTAGTCCTGCTCCAGCAGCGATGTCGGTATTGACAATTGTGCCTGAGGTAATTGTTCCTGCGTTGATTTGTCCCATTTTATTTGCTCCTGTTAGATTTTCTCAATTAGCCATTCACGGTTACCTACTGCGGTCCAAGCATCGTCAGCTTCAATAGCCGGTGTTCCCGATGCGGCAACCACAGTTGCATCAGCGGCGAAAGGTGTTGTCAAAGTGAACGGGAATTCCCTGTTTCCAGCCGCACCAATTTCAAACCAATATTTGATAACTATCGTCTCCTGCACGCTGTCCATGATAAAATAGTCTTGGATGAATACGGTGTTCGGTTTCGTGAAATAAACCGACCGCTGCTTATGCCTTCCAGTCTGTATCACCATGTTCGATGGTACTAGCACTGAAGTATCCTTGCTTACATCTGCCCCGTACCCAGAACTTAACGAATATTTTGTCTGATCAACAAGCGGTGAGAAAACATCCTCGCCGTCAATAGGTCGTGACGGAGTACCTGACGCCGTTACTTTGATGCCGTTTTTTGCATCGCCTCCAAATATCGGATAACCCTCAATGCTGCCGACCTTGTACGGGTTTATCCAATTATCAATATTCCACTCTGGGACAAGTTCGCAGTTCTCCACCTCTTCGACACTTGGGGTAGATGTAAAGTCCAGTGCCGAGAGAGGAAATTTTGGGTTGTTAGGATATGCGGTATATCTGTAAAGGTTCGCAATCGCCTCCATCGTGATGTCGTGGAGCCGGAATTGGGCGTTGGGCCTATTTTCCGGGGTGATTTGAGGTGTTGACGGAACCACAGCAGGGTAGTATTTTCGAGTCCCACTTTGACCCGGAGTGCGTTGGACAAGTGGATCACCATCAACATACTTGTACATATCAAACTTAATTGTTCTCCTATAGCCCGTCCACTGCCCTTGGTTTGGCTCGGTAAGAAACCTGTAGTCGATGGTGTTTCCGGTCCTGTCTGGCCCGGCATTAATCTGGCATGTGCCAAAAGACGGGTAATTGCTATAGTTGCCTACAATATCTCCGCATCTTGTTAATGTTACATCAAATGGATAGGTTGGGTCAAAGTCGAACCCTTCGCCATGAATCTGTGCAAATCCCAGATAAAGAGTGCTTGAAGTTACCGGATACGCCTTGTTTGTGAGTGAGTCAAAAAGCAGTCCTTCGGCACAGTGACCCAAAAGAACATGCCCGTAGTCCACGTTTATGGTAAATTGTGCCTTATACCCGTGATCGAGATTCCACATCACCGGAGCGTTGGGATCTGCAAACCCATAACGCAGTCGTGGGCCTTGAAAATTAACGTTCCCCGCTAGGTTGGTCTGCCCTGATCTGGTTGCGACCAATGCCCCGCTCTGTTCATAGAAGTTTGTCAGGGAGTAAGTGTGAGAGTCCCAAGCAAGCTGCCCCTCATCGTCTACATTCCACCCATTCAAGTCAAATTGGTCTTGCCAGAGTGGGCATCCCCCACAGCAACATCCACCCGGTCCATGATTCTTAAAACTCATCTAACATGGCTCCACATCAATGAACCACTGCCCGTCGATCTTCTTGGCCTGAATCACCTTGTCGGCAGCAATGGCGTTAGTTGTGTGGTTGTATACGAACTCAAAGACTGTTCCGCCGGTTTCCGGATCTTCAACTGGGTCGATAACCCCGGGTTGGTTGTTGAAGTAATATCTTTGGCAGTCTGCACCCTGTGGGTTAAACTGACCTGACGCTGCTGGTATCCCTTCGTCTCCTGTCAGGAAGAACGATGCCTCAACAAAGCCACTTATGCGATAGTAGTCCCCCCAGACATCCCTAGCAACATGAAACTCTTCATCCTTCCAGATGGGAGTCTTGCGGTGGTTGTAGACCTTGAACTCTATTACTGGCCTTTGTTTTAACTTCAGGTAAGGCGAGGAACCTTCGGCCATCCTGTACATGGAGATGCACTTACCTTCCTCGTCAGGCAATATGTCCTCGTCTGCCTTCACCAAGGATGATTGGTATGGGCTTATGTTTCGAAGCGACCTTGCGGTCCTTTCGTATTGCTTATTCTTTTGTTCAAGAGACTTGATGCGGTTACGCATCTGCTCAAGCTCTCGCCGCAGATCAGCCATTACTAAGCCTTGGTAAATCCTGTCACGTTAATGTCGAGTTTCAGTAGTGATGTAGATCTTGCGAATCCGATAATGGAAAGGTATTGTCCAGTTGTAAGATCGGAGTATGGCATGATGTTTCCAGAAGTGTCACTAACCACATAAATCTCACCTGATGTCAGTGTAGCACCAAGGTCGATATCCTGCGAGGATGCCGAGAACATGTAGCCATAATCATCAGCAGATCCGTAAGTGATCGCAATGCCAGCAACCTTGGCTGTGGCCTCGGCATCACAATCGGCAAGGTAGTATTTCCCATCGCTGGTTGATCTATAGAGGGCATCTCCCGGCGTTGTTGTTTCTGCGAACTGTACTAACTGACCACCACCGCCCGATTGAACAGCGACTGATGTTGGTGTTATTGTTAAATCTGCCATTGTTTATATCTCCGTTTAATATGGATCGGTACATTCAATTGTGGTGAGGTCACACTTCCACGGGGCTTCGCTCGCCGCTTTCTCGTATCTGTAACCACCATCCATCAGGAACGGGAACTTTGATTCACGGTCCCACTTATGCTTTTGTGAGTCAGGCGTTATTTCTTTGTAATCAGGGAACTGGATTTCCTCATACACATCATATTTATGATAAAAGGCGTTGGCGGGGTCTTGTTCATCCAGTTTTTTGCCTCTGCCGTTCAAAAGAACCTCATCCTGAACAGCAAGTCCATCGTTACCAACAGTGGTCTGAACATCTACTTTAGATCCCTTTCCAGTGTCGTCACTGCTATACTTCGAACCCTGAGCGGATTCATCACCTGTCTCTGCTAATTGCATGAAACCGCTATCGAGAACGTAGTGGAAGTGGTAGTTTTGAGGGTCGTGTATTAGCTCGACAGTATACCTGTAGCCGTTCCTACCTCCCCAGCGAATAATATCACAGGACACATCGCTAATTAAGAGTTCTCGTGGGCAGAACTTTTTGCAGAAATTCTCCCTCGGATTTGCGTGGGAATGAGTTTCGTATATAGATTGCGGACCCTTGTTGTACGACCTCAACCTATACTCGTTACTATTCACCCTTCCGATTGCACATGAGAAATCTAGCATGGTGTAAGAGAACCAACTAACCCTGTAGGCTGGCTTGCCAACACGTTGCGTGAGAGGCTCCGACAATGGCATTCCTGCACTGTTGACAGGAAGAACTGTCTTTCTGTATTGCTTCGTGGATAGGTGATTTTCTTTTGTTAGTTTACCACCAAGCTCACCATCGCCTCCAACCAGTGGCTTGCCCCATTTTCCGGGCTGTGTGCTGCAATCATCGGTCGAGGAATTGTTAATGCGCCTGCGGTACCCCCACCAGTACGCATACCTCTGAGGCTCGTCTTCATATAAGAAGTACGGGATTATCTCGACCGGCGCAAGCGGTCCCGTGAACTTGTCTAGGGTGAATGTAGCCTCGACAATCCAAGTGTTGTCGGTGGCATCTGTTTTCTCTCGGTCTACGATATTTGCAGATGAGAGTATTGCGTGAATCTGTCCGTCAACAGCACCGGTGAAAGCGGTTCCGTCACACTTCTCCTTTGGCCACGGGTGGGTGTAGCAATTTGGTGGTTGATTAGGTGCAAATGTTTCTGTTGCCGTTCCTAGATAGGACGCCAGAGGCGCACCCACAGGGAACTTTGAAAGCACAACTAAAGAACTGTCGTATATGCTGTTCGTGTAGACACGGAACAGAACGCCATATGTGTCTGTTATGACTCCATGTGAGCCAGTTGTGCTTCTGAGGGGCTGTATTGAAGTTACTGCCATTTTCCTGTTTCCCTAACCTACTGAGTAAAGCCGAACCGTTCGTAACCCTTGGCCTTTTTATATTCCGTTTCCTTCTCCTCTTTGGTGAAGCCGTTTTTCTCAGCCCACATTAACTCTCTTATCCTCTTGAGTTCGGCAAGCATCTGAGCCTGAATTTCACGCCGCCTGCCACCCATCAATATTTTGTATTCCTCGACGGTTCCAAACAATGCACCGGACGGAAGTTGGTTCGAAAGCGTCATGTTTCGTCCGATCTCACCAGAAGACTGCTGCATTTTGTTGAACTTATCTGCCATACTATCAACAGCGGCCTTGATTATTTTGGTCATGCCAAATATAACCGCAACGAAAGTCACTGCCATCGCAAGTAATTTCAACCAACCTCCGGTTGTCATTGAAAGCGCAGCGATCCCTTTCCATACCTTCCTAGCTGCAATCAGTGTCTTCAGCCACAAATTCGTCAGGATCGTCATTAGCCACATCTGATTCTTAATAAAGACAATGGTGGTTGCCGTGACCGCCCAGAACGTCAATGCTCCAATTAGATAACCAAGAATCCTGAGAGACGATTCCTGTGCCAGCCCCATCGCCCAGACAATCCCAGTGATAGGTATGAGTATAAGGTTAGCAACCATAGCGGCCTGATCCATAAAGCCCGTGATAACACCACCCTTCTGGGCAATCATTGCGATGCCTTTGATCAGCGCAGTGAACACGGGAAGAACAGATTTGCCAAAGTCAGCAAGCGTGGCATCCCATATATTCTTCAATGCAATCAACATGCCTTCAGCAGTCATCAACAAAGCGTCCATCATGCCACCAAAGATTCCCTCGGGGGAGGTCATAAATCTCATTGCGTCGGTCATCATGTCAGGGGTAATCAGACCCTTTTCCTGCATCTCCTGTAGTTCACGTGCAGACTTGCCAAGTGTTTTCTGAAGTGCAGCATTCAACGAGATCCCACGTTCCATGAACTGCAAAACCTCCTCACCCTGTAGCCGCCCCTTGGCAAAAACCTGCCCGTAAATGAGTGCCAGATCCTTGACTGTTGATCCAGTAGCAGCACTCATCTCACCAAGCATCTCCATCGTCTCAGCGACTTTCTCTGCTGCTACCCCCGAGGAAAGCAATCTCTTTGAGCCTCCCACCCACTCATCAATGGAAAACGGGGACCGCATTGAAAGTTCACGTAACTGGTTGAATAACTGGTTGCCAATTCCGCTAAGTGATGCAAGTTCTATCCTGAACCGCTGCTCCTTCATGGCACGATCCATCGCAAACCTGATATTCTTCGCAATCTTCTTAGCGACACCAACCTTCAGGAATACAGCAGCTATGGTTGCTGCCATCCCCATAGCAGTACCCTTGACCATCTTGGAGACAGTATTGAGACCTTTCTTAACGCCCTTATGATCCACGTACATCATAATACGCAGAGAACGAATTGTTGCCATTACTCTTTTTCCTTAGCGTCAATGTCCTGATCTAACAAGAACTTGGACAGCCCACCCATTCCAGCCATTAGTTCATCAGTGGTTTGTGGCGTATTGATCTTTGGCATGTAATCCTCTGGTTTACCACCAGCAAAACTTGCAATCATCATGGCCATCATCGTGTGGTTAATCTCATGCCCGAACGGATGGAGTTCGTAGTACCAAGCAATCTCGTGCAATTGTTTGTCAGTGAGTTTTCCTCTGATGAAGTCGGGATGCAAATGACCCCCGTGGATAGCTACTTTCCATAGCATATATTCACGAGGGTCGTTTTCTAGTTTCCCTCGAAGTCCTCACGGTCCTGTCCTGTGACGCCTGAGAGTTCAAGGATCTTTTCAAATATAGGCTCAACGAACCATGCTTCCAGCTTGCCAAATCGCTCACGATCATTACCGTTGAACAATTGCTCTCCAGTTTCAGGATCGACCACACCATGCCGCAGGGCAATCCAGCGTACCTCTGTGCAATCCTTCTGGGTTTTCTTTTCGGGTTTTGCGATAATTGCTTCGATCCGTGACTTGACTGCAAGACTAACTGACTTGCATGTTACGCCGTTAACTTCAGCGGTCTTAGAAGCGGTTCCGATTTCAAAAATATCCATTGATAGCCCCTTTCAAGGTTATTAAGTGGTGGATGGTGCGGTTGTTGAATACGTCCATGCCGATTGAGGTGCAAAGACAATCGAAGATTTCATGTCTTGGTTTCGCTCTTTCGACATATCAGTGTGTGAGATGATGTATGCGGTTCGTGTTGCATACACTGGAGTTGCTAGAGGCACTTTCAGAGAGTATGTGCAAAGCGTTCCAGCGAGACACGCAGCTTCCATCGTAGCTGAGATGTCGTCGTTGTTTGTGGTTTCGATCTTCTTGTACTCAATGGTTTGCTGTGCGTACTTTGGATCGGCTGGGTACTCATAGATAACAGTGTCATCTAAGCATGGTTCTTGTGACTCTGAGGAAGTCTCAACACCACCACCATCAACACTAACTGCACACACAGTTGTGAAGGTAGCACTGGTTCCTGTCGATGTGTTGCTCAGGTAAACCGTCATCCCTAATGCTTTGGACGTTGGCATGGTTATAATCTCCTATATCTCTTGTCCGAGGATTGCTTCTACGTCGATGGCAGCAATGAAAATCTTCTCATCGCTATCCGGTACTTTTGAAATGTAGGAATCGTCATGGTCTTCCACTATGATCCCGTGAATTGTTTGCTTTTTGCCGTAGTCGTTAACGAACTCCAGCGAGTGCATTGCGGTGTCCATCAACCAGTCTTTGATGTCTGCCGTTAACTGCCTGACCTCATCTATGTCATCGCTTATAATCTCGATGTCGTAGTTGATCATGTCTTTGTGGCGGGGGTAGCACAGGTCATCCGAATACTCTTCTCCGCTCTTCATCATCCACACATACGGGAACCTAGATAGGCCCTGCGGAACAACCTCACCAACATGACACGGAGGGTTCGGCATCTTGCGTATGCGGTCGATGATTGCTTCTGTTACGTCCATCATGGTCTGTTGTTAACCTGATTCGAGTATTTCCTGATATGCCACCAGAGCCTACGCACGACAGCGTTTGTTGCAATCGGACCACGACGGTCTGCAACACCCTTCCAGATGTGCTTGCCCTCAACCCACAGTCTGCTACCTCGCCCCTTGAGGTTTTCTGGAACCTTCTTCCACTCCCGCATCGGAAGGAACAGGTTATGGGTTCGTCCTGTCTCAAGAAACTTTGCGTAGAATGTTTCGTCCGACCATCTAGCAACCGAGCTTCCTGCGATAAACTTCGACCTCTTGTGGAAATTAGAGATCTTCCAAGACCGTCTCAGCTTACCTGTCGATTTGCGACCACGGTAGGTTCCAGCCGAGAGATTGTCACCACCGGCCCTTCTTAAGCCTGCACCGTAAATACTTCGCCCACGGGCCTTCATGCCGCTGCCATCAGGCGTTGCCTTCCTGACAAACGGTAGGATGTGTCGCCGGTGCGAGTGTCTGGTCGCTTCCTTGATCCACTTGTTACGTGTCTTGTGGTCAAATGTTTTAAGCGTCTTCTCTAAAGACTTAACATCTGCCGGTGGTATCCCGCCGTGAATCATTACGTCCTCGTCTTGCTACACACTATGTGTATGTCGTCCAGTTCGTCCGAGAATTCGCTAACGAACCCAACGTGGTAAATATCATCGTGGTGGCATAGCCTGTAGCTGGAGTCCATGTCACGAGCAGCCTGCTTGCGTGTAATAATCTTTACACTAACATTCTCCTGCCGCTGCCTAGCAACCTCTAGCTCACGACCCCACATCGGCGTGATCTTGCCCCACATCCGCCCAATCTCGTTCCACTCATCTAGCGACTGCCCACGTGGACCGATCTTGCTCGTCTTCTTTTCAATCTTCAGTCTGTGCCGCAGGTCGCCACTGTATATGTTTGTCATTGCTTCAAGAACTCCTGCCACTCATTGACCCTAACCTGATCCCGAAGGGCGTTAAATGCTAACTTGATGGGAGTGTTAGACGCCCCGATTGCTTCACGATTCTTGAACCAGTGAGCAACCAGCAATTTGATCATGGAACGAAACATGTAGGGAACGTCAGTGGCAGCGGTTCCGTAACCGGCAGTGAATGTAACCGTAACAGCGTCAATGGCGTCGGCTTGCGTGTCAGGCCAATCCTCGTCAATTGCTGGGCGAATGGTGGCTGGACATTGAACCAGTTCAGTCCGATACAAGGACGAAGACAGCGTTTGGGTAGCACCGTCAACGTCCGTGTACTGGATTGAATCAATGGACACGATAGGCCAAGCAGGTATCTTCAGTACGTCGCCGGGGAAGCAGTCCCATTTGGCTGTGAACTGAGTGTTGATTAACGTGTGGTGGGTTTCCTCGATCACATACGCAGTGGCAGCATAGATTAGCTCGTCAAGGTCGTTGTCGTAGTCGATCTCATCCTGTTCAATTCTTAGATGATCTTTTACGTCTGACCTTGCTACTGCCAGTGTTGTTGGATCGGTTACCTTTGTTAGTCGCACGTTTCTTATACCTCGCTATACCACGCTCAATTAAGAGCGACGTTACGCCTGCACCTAAAAGGCACTCAAAGAATACGGTTCCCGGTAAGTGGCGATTCCACTCAAGCAGGAGTTCAACTTTCTTCTTCTTGCACTTCTTCTGGTTGCAGTTCTTGCATGTAGTTTTGCTCGAACCAGTCATTTGGATACACGAATTTATGGTTACCGTTTTCGTCAAAAGTCGCAATCATCTCTTCCATATGGCCGATGGAAAGGGCAGCGTCTATAAAGACTTTATTGCCCGCCTTCTCCCATTGACGCCAGAAGTAGATGTCATCATCCACCTTGCCTTCATCCCACGATCCATCCTCCTTGGGAACTGAGCAGAACCACGGTCGTGGAACATCTTTCAGCTTAGAGAGTTTGATCGCAGTCAGTCCAAAGTGTGCTGTTGATACCTGTAGCGGCTCACCATCAAATTCCACATGGTCGCTGTCGCCTTTTGTGAACAGCGGATATGGCATCGACCTTCGTGATTGCAGGGCTGCGATGGCGTCGTATCTCTCATCGTTAATCATCGACAGTAAATACTTAACATCGTCAGCAACGAAGATAGAGTCGAAGTCGATAGTGATGGCAATGTCAACACCTGCCTCAACAGCGTCCTCTAACATTCTCTGCATACACTGACCGTAGAACACGCCCTGAGAGATCACCAGCGGGATGCCAGCGTCTTTCAGGGCTGTCTCGATCATGTTCCTCGCCCACGTTGATTCGTAGCGAGGTGCGGTCATAAATGCGGCGACCTTCTTACCAACTAGACTGGTCTTCAGGTTACTCTTAAATGTACTCATGCTTTAGCCCCAGCATTCTTAGATTAGGAAACAGATACGCTGTCAGCATTGTCGCTGTTAGACGAGTTCTTAACTTCCTTGTCGAGTGCAGATACAGCACTTACAAGAACAGCACCATTGGTTGTCGTGTCTGGAGTGACCGACAATCGCAGGTATCGCTTGCGTCCTACCATGCTAACGTGGAAGGCGTGAACAGCAGCAGCGGTGTTATCAACCGTAACGCTGTGGTTCGAGCTAAACGTAGCAAAGTTAGTTGCAACAGTATCATCCGACTCAAGCAAGCTAACCACAACATTCGTTGAGTTGGTGTTTGCTTCAGCGGATACGTTCAGGAGGATAGATGCGTAGTCAGCACCTTGGCAATCGAGGTTGGCAGTACGAGCGGCAGTCGAGGAGGCATCTGGGGCCAATAACACGCTGTATACTGCACTTTGTTGGCGTTTCATTTGAAAATC